TTAATTTGTGAACTCTTTTTGAAGTTGGCGAGTTATATAACCAAGGGAAGCCACTTTTTCTACATTAGTTTCTTTGAAAAGGTAAGTAGTAGCTCTTCCTTTACCTTCTCTAATGACTAACTCTTTATTTCGTAATTCATTCAAGGTATTAATAATTTTACTTTTATTTAAACCAGTGGATTTTTCTAGCTCCTTAGCATTCATGACTTTATTGCGTTTTAAAAGAGTGAGAATTTCCTGTTCTTCCTGACTTAATGAAGGGAAAGCTTGTATCGTATCGACTTTCCAAAAGCGAAGCAATGTGGCGTTACTCGATTGTTCTATGTCAGGAGTTTTATAATCCTTACTTTTAGCTGCTTGGAAAATTTTCTTTCCACCACTTCCTGATCTCTCCACATAACCAATTATTCTAAATAATTGTTCTATAATAGAGTTTCTAGGAAAGGAGCTACCTCCCATAGCAAATTCTTCGACAGAAATTCTCATTTTACCAGGGTTTTCAAATTCGTAATGATCATTATAATAAGTTATTTTTACAGCTAAATTTTGTTGATAGTCTGCATGTATAATTGAGTTAGCTAAGGCCTCTCTTAAAGCGACTTCCGTTTCCTGGTTGCTAGTTCTACTCAAATCTTCATCTAAAGAGAAGTCTTGGTTAGTAGTTAGCTTTAATTTTTCTAAAACAATAAAGAAAAAATTATATAAGTTTAAGTTTGGATAACCGACATCCCCGCTTGCTACTCTGTCTATCCATCGATCATACGAAGGATCACTTTTGTTTAAATATTCTAAATGAAAATGAGGTACAACCTCTCTAATAGAATTATATTTGCCAAAAAATAATAATGCACCGAATGTTAATTGGTTTTCTCCGTTTTCTCTATTCTTTCTTATAGCTCCTACTTCTTTGAGGAATTCTAAGTTATTCTTTATATCATAATGGCTTGTAGAATCTCCTTTTTGAAGTTTCCTTTTATAGTTTTCAATAGTATCTTCATCAAGATCATCTTCAATTGTAAACTTATTCAAAAGTTGATCATCCATGTTTTCGTGTGCGTTTCTTATCAAGTTTCTTAGTTGCTCTGTACTACATTTATAGTCGCCCTCATGAGTACGTATATAGGATTCGCCAAGTTGTTTGTTAAGATGAACTGGTTTAGACTTGAAATGGGCCTCGGGGATGTTGATAGTGATTATAAATTTCTCGTCTGAAGCCTTATCAATTATTACGTCATCTTCATTTATAAGATCTATACTTACTTTATCGCTGTGTAAAGTATCAAATAATTGTTTTTTTATTTTGTTTGGATCTTCTACTCCAACTATTTCAAAATTGTCTTTAGGTTCTTCTTTTACGCCTAATATTACTTGGCCTCCTGTAGTGTTAGCAAAAGATGAATAAGTTTTCCAAAAATCTTTCGGCAAATCTTTAGAGGCTGTTTTATATTCAAGAGTCAGTCCTTCTATAGGTAAAGGCATGAATCATCACTCCTTTTCAAATTTGTGAAGAATCGTTTTAAAATCGTTTAAGAATCGTTTTGAATCGTAAGGAATTTGGTTCAAAACCCTGGATTCATGCGGTAAAAATCGTTTAAGAATCGTTTTAAAATCGTTTAAGAATCGTTTTAAAATCGTTTAAGAATCATTTTGAATCGTAAGGAATTTGACTCAAAACCCTGGATTCATGCGGTAAAAATCGTTTAAGAATCGTTTTAATCGATTTGATCATTCAAAATGAGAAACTTTAATAACTTTATTGAATTATAAAATACTTTATAAGGATAACATAAGGAAATTAGCTTATCATCTTCATAAACTAAGCTTTAATAATGCTCTGTTAATTATTTAATACAAATTTAACGAGAATTAACCTTCCCCAAATAACGCATGGCCGAATTTCTCCGCCACTTCTTTCTGGAGACTGGGGATAACGTGTGAATAAGTGTCTAAGGTCATGCGAACGGACGAGTGACCCAGACGTTCACTAACAATCTTCGGGTGCACATTGGCTTTCAATAACAGCGACGCATGCGTGTGCCGTAAATCGTACATGCGGATAGGCCGTACCGCCTCTGATTCAAACAATGGCTTTGTCCGTCGATACCAGGTACGAAGAATATTTCGATGACTGATTGGTGTGCCATTCGATGTAGCAAAGATCAGTCCCTGCTCCGTATAAATCTTTTTGTTTCGCATTTTCATTTCTTTCTGCTGGAGTCCATGTTTTTTTAACGCGGACATCGTATGTTCATCGAGACTGATCACTCGCTGAGAGGTTTTCGTTTTAGGTGCTTTCAACTCCATGTCTCGTGTCAGTGTCCGGCGTACGTACAGTTGCTGTTCTTCAGTGTCTACATCTTCCCACTTCAATCCCAAGATCTCTCCAGGACGCATCCCCGTAGCTAATGCTAGAAAAAAGAAGAGGTAGTGGGAATCATCGGCTATGGCATCCAGAAAGAGCCGGGATTCTTCTTTGGTCCAGTATGCCATTTCTTTGTCGCTCCGTTTCGGTGGATCTACTTTCAGGGCGACGTTATCAATCACGTAATTCTTTTTATACGCATCATCCAGCGCTTTGCGTAAGAGCCCATGTACTTTATTTACGGTAGTGCCGCTTAACCCTTCCTCGTTACGCAGGGTTTGATAAAGTTTCTCGATATGCATCGGCTTTAATTGATGCATGGGAATGTGCCCGATAAAGGGGACGATCTGTTTATGGATGAGGGAGGTATACAGCTTCGCCGTGCTCGAAGCCACGCTATCCACTTTAATCTTGTACCAGTGCTCTAGGTACTTCTCTAGCGCCATGGTCGAAGGCTCCACGTAAGTGCCTTCCTGGAGCTTCTGAACCAAGCCCGGTAGATCTTTTTCTGCAGCTGCTTTGGTACTGTACCCGCTAAACCATTTTTGCTTCCGCTTGCCATTCGCATGATAGCCAACATCGACCACAATCGCATACTTAGTTCCCCTTTTTCGTATGTGTCCACGCATTTAATGTCATCCTTCCTCGAACCCATATTTGTTCTATTCTTTTTCGGCGCTTTTCGTTAGGTACTAGGAAACCATCGGAAAGCGTATTAATTACGCCATGTGCTTTCACTCCTTCATTCGTAATAGTGAAGCTCCAAGAGTTTGCGTTCGTACATGTCCAATCGCTTTTTCGCAAACGCCTTGGTCACACCGTACCGTTTCATGATTGTGTGGATCGCTTCCGTACGACAGAAGGGAAGATCCTCCTGTACGAGCAAAAAAGAGGGTACACAGAAGTGATACATGAAGTTTTCTGCTCTGTGCTCTATATAATGCTCGTACTGCAAAGGAAGAAGCTGGCGACTGCCATTATCACGAAGGTAATGACCCAGCTCGTGAGCAAAGTGTTCCCATTCTTCTTCAGGCGTGCCCGTTTCGATAAGAATGATTTCATTTCGGATGTAGGAGGTAGGACAGTTAAAGATCACCCGGAGGTCTAACTTCCTGGCTACATCATCAATAGAAGGTCGTTTGGAAATCTCATAGTAAAAGTAAAGTTCTTCAATGTAAGTTTCTAAATACGTGAATGGATACATAGCAACACCCCAGGCATATCTATTTATAGAACATTTGTTCGCATAAACAGTGTAACAAAAGCCCTAAAGAATTGTTAGGGCTTTTTTACATTTCTGCCAATTGTAATAAATAACAACAAGGATTACTCACAACCTGTGCCGTCATCATCGCGATCTAAATGACTTCCGTATCCTGGATCTCCTTCTTGGACTGGAGCAGCTCCAGCTTCTCTTGCAGCAGTACAGTTCTCGTAATATACACTTTCAGAAGAAGAGTCACTAGAATCTTCAGCTGGTTCGCTAGAAGTATCGAAATAAGATTCACAAGGGTCACCATCGGATTCTCCATCTAAATTGTGAGGGTCATTGTTTGCCCCGTAGTCATTGTCATCCCAAAATTCCTCTACCTCGGATTGACTGGAAAAGTCTGCACAATCCATATCTGTTGACACTGAAGATGAGGAATCGCTGCTTTCTTCATTAGAAGAACTATCCTCTTCAGACTGCTCTTCGGAAGAACTAGTGGTTCGAAATCCTTCATCAGTTACATAATTGTCTTCGGACCAAATACGCAGGTCTTCAGCTTGAGCTTTTGATTGAGCGTCCTCAAAAGAGTTTTGATATTTTGTGTTTGGTGGATAAACGGATAAACGAGCATAACCGTCGCGTAATAATGTTTCATTGAAGTTTTCCCCGTCAATGTAAACATAAGCAAGCAGCCGATCATATTGATCTCTTTTTTCTTCACCTATTTCTAATCGTACTTTTTCGCCATCTAAGGTCTCTGTCGTGTATTCAGATGCTTCTGGCCCATAGGGCTGAACGCCTTTATTAGGATGTTTGGTTTCAGGGGTATCAACTAATATGAGTCGAACTCTTTCTTCTGTATCTTTATAATTCACATCGATCGTATCACCGTCAACAACGTTTGTTACAGAAGCGTTGGTGTTATCAGTCTTCTTTTCGCTATTTGCATCAGCTTCATTAGATTGCTCAGACGATTGTTCATTATCTTCAGAATTAGATGTGTTTTGTGCTTCGGAAGATTGATCTTTTTGATTTTCTTCATCTTGTTGAGCATCTTTTTCTTCTTGCTTCAATTTGTCTTCTTGTTCCGCTAATTTTTCTTCTTTCTTTTCTAATTCTTGTTTTTTTTGCGCTAATTTTTCTTCTTGGTCTTTTTGTTCTTCAACAGCTTGTTCTTCTTCTTGTGCAGATTCGGCAGATTGGCTGGCAGTCTGCGGATTAGCTGGTTCTTCCTCCAAGTTGCCAGTCAGTCCTAAAAGCACCATTAGATAGAAGAAAGAAGCTATAATCATTTTGCGCTTTTTTCCAGAACGGAAACCCGGGATACGCCTGTACCATTTCTTCTTAGTTTCCATATAATTTATCCCCCTAGAATCACTTCAGTAATTTTGCTTTTTCTTTTTCGTACTCCTCATCTGTTAAAATACCTTTTTCTTTCATATCGTGGATCCGTTCGATTTCGGCATACTTATCAAAAGCAGGTTTTTTCTTCTGCATGTCTTTTTGTTCAAAAGACTTATTGTCTATTAATTCTTTAAATTTATTAAGAAGCGGATTCCCATCTTTTTCAGTGTCGATAGTGTGGTACTCATATTTGTATCGACCTGCATAAAAAGTAAGTTTATTTTTGGCTAATCCGTGTGGAGCGACTTGATATTTTTTTATTTTCTCTAATGGAGCTGTTTCTTCAAAAACACCGTCTTGTCCTTGGTGAACAAAGTAAATTTCTTTGGTAGTCAACACTAAAGCCCCATCAAATTTCATATTATGTACATCGCCATGGTTAGCGAGGGTGAATGCAACGATCGAATCGTCGTCATTACATACGTGTTCAACATAACGGACGATAGAATGTGATCCACCAGCGTATTTAGCAATTTCTTTTTCAGTGGGGAGTCTGCCTAAGAGACGGTCCAAACTCAAACCATACTGCTCGAAAAAAGCTTCCTGTTTTTCTCGCTTTTCCTGTTTCTTTTTGCTGCTACCAAATAACCCCAAAATTATTCACCTCGACTTTTCTTATATTCTTCCCATTCCAAGATTCGTTCGATTTCGTCGCGCTGCTCCTGGGTCAGGTTCTCATAGCGACGGGCAAATTCTCGAGATTCCTTGCTCAAGTCGTTTAGTCCATGTTTTTCATCGAAATTGGCTTTTCCTTTTTGGAATTCTTCTTGTTCCTTAGTAAGGTTCCGATTATTAGAGCGACCTAAAAGGTAGTCTGCTGTCACCCCATAAAAGTCTGCTATGTCAGAAAGGGTATCGTAATCTGGATTTCTTCTTCCTTGCTCATACATTGCATATGTTGTTCTTCCAACACCTAACTTTTTGGCTAATTCTGTCTGGTTTAACCCACTTTCTTTTCTAAGGGAGTAAAGTCTTTCTTTTAACATCACATTTTCTCCTATCATAATGGACTTATTCTCATTATATAGACACAAAATGTGTCAAATAAAGTTATTACACAAAAAGTGTATTTATTTCAAGAAGAGGGTTTACAAGACACGAATCGTGTAATAAAATTAAGATAGCAAATGACACGAAAGGTGTCGGAAAGGAGATTAGGATGAGAAACTGGCTACTGAATACTAGAAAACAAAAGGGCCTCACTCAAGAAGAGGTAGCCAAAAAAATAGGTATCTCTCGCAATGCATATGCAATGATTGAGCGCGGAGACAGAGGTGTCACGGTTAGTAACGCCAAGAAATTAGCTGACCTTTTTGGATTCGAATGGACTATTTTTTTTGAAAATGAGTGTCACGAAACGTGTAAAAAAGATAAACAAACATCATAAGGAGTCGTCATGGAAACAAAAATCACAGCATGCAGCCAGTGCGGCGACCGGAACTGGACGATGGAGGACGAAGAGATGACTCCGCATATCGCAACAGTCATGTATCGCTGCCAGAGCTGCAATCACGAATGGAAAGCTCAAATTTTATTAAGGAGTGGATCAGCGTGAATCGACGCTATGGCACCTACTATCAGGGCATTTTGATGGAAGAATACGACACGCCGGCGGAAGCTTACAAAGCACTAATCGAACGAACGGAAAGCACCGGAGTCTTTCATGAGTTAAAAGTTATTGAGGAGGATAAAAATGCTCAATCTACTGTTCAAATTTATACAAATTTCGGCTGATGTCCGAGCGGTCAGCCAGGGCAAAATCATCCAACGCATTGGACGCCGGGCGACCTTCAAAACCGCCGGCCGCGTGTCCAGAAAACTATTTAAGTAAGGAGACCAAAGCATGAGGATGCAATTTGAACTAGCGAAGAACGACCGGGAGATGCTGCAAGAATTCATTCAGACCGCGATTAAAACCGAAGTGCGGGAAGCTATGCGGCAGATGCAGCTGGAGTCGCAAATGCCGGAAGTCATGACCCGTCGCGATCTCATGAACTTTCTTGGCATCAATGCCAATCGAGCCAGCGAACTCTTAAATCACCGGGAGGGCTTTCCGGTATCGCGAGAGATTGGCGAGAGCACACCGCGCATTCATCGAGATCAGCTGATCGAATGGCTGTTCCCGAAAGATGAGCAGAAGCGTGAAGAACGAGCCCAGGAGTTTGATATCGCCAAGTGGGATCGCATTTCCTAAGTCTAGTATGCCCGGCCGTGAGCCATTACCAAAAGGAGGAAAACAAGATGAACACACTCTATAACGAAAATGATGTAAGAAAGATGTTGAAACAGGCGCGGGAGAACGCGGAGTTATACCAAAGCACGCTCGCAGACATTCTCTACAACGAAACGAAGATGGGCATCTGCGACCAATCCTACATTTCCGCCGTGGAACGAGGAGCCAAGCCATTGCCAAACATTCAACTGCTTTGTGCCTGGGCGCGAGTCACAAAAGACTTTGAATTGCTGGAGATCATTTCGTATCGATGGAATTTGTCGCCGGTAGCGATGCCGCCAATTCGGAGAGAATTTAACAGTCGGTTTAGCAATACGCTGCTGAACATGCAGGAGCAGATCCAGGAAGCAGCTGCAGACATTCATATCTTAGAACGAGCGTATAACAATCATTTGCCTGGCGGCGCGTTTGAAGCGGATACGGACTTTGTGCGAGCGGTAGGGAGTTTAGTGGATTTGATACCGGCAGTACACAGCGTACTGTACGCGGCGTCCCGAGATCTGGGCTATGACATTCAGGAAGTGCAGGAGCTCTGGACGAAACAGCAGCGCGTGTCGAACCGGCTGCAGACCAAGCCACAAGGAGAGGTCGTCTCATGAGAGTCTTTATGCGAAGGATCACCAGCGTAAATCACATGATCATGTATCTGGCGGTGATGGCGATTGGATTCATTATGTATGCAGCATAAAAGAACGCCAGTTGCGGGAACAACTGACGCTCTAGGGGATTCCTGAGTTGGAATACCTCCATTATATCAAATTCAAGGAGGAAGAGAAATATGTTAAAAGACTTAGAGCCTCACGAAAGCCAGTACGGTCACTTAATGAATGAGGATTACAAGATCAGGGCTGTCAGCAGCACACTAGCCCCGGCTCGCAGGGAGCAACACTGCGATCATTGCGAATGTTTCTTGCTGCCGGATGAATATCAACTATGTGCAGATTGTGAGGAGGAGAGCTAAATGGAAAAACTACGAGGACGATGGATTGGCCAGATGTACCAAGCAGCTTCGTTAGGACAGAAAGAGAGAGAAGATACCTTGTATGGAGTCCTAAAAGACACAGAAACATTCAACGAGAGTTTCTCTAAGCTCCAGGGTGAACTATTAAGCTGCTACCGAGAAGCGGATGAAGCTTATCATCAAGCGCTCCAGGCGAAAGAAATCGAAGAAGCCAAAGAGCAAGAAATTAAAAAGGATATGGCATGGAGAGTGTTGGATAAACTCATGCAACTGGAAACCCTGCAAGGAGGTGAACAGCAGTGAGTCAAAATTTCCGCAAGCTCCCGTATCCGCGCAACAGCTTCGATCAATACCGCGTCAGCGTCGTCGGAGCCAAGATCAACATGACCAAGATGGAAGTGGAGTTTACCAAAGAACAATGGCACGAATACGTATCGATAAATCACGAACGCATGGCACAAAAATAACCCGCTGCGGACACAGCGAGTTAAGAAAATAATCTACAGCTTGATTATAGCACAAGGAGGGGCTTATGAGCCACGTACTGACGCAGACCAAAGACATGAACCGGGAGGAATGGCTAAAGCACCGCAAGTCGGGATTAGGCGGATCGGATGTTTCCGCCGTCCTCGGTCTGAACAAATACAAAACGGCCTTTGAAGTATGGCTCGAAAAACAACCGGACCATGTGCCGGAGGGAACCACGAGTGAAGCTGCTCACTGGGGAAACAAACTCGAAAGCATTGTGGCTAACGAGTTCCAGGAGCGTACCGGCAAGAAAGTCCAGAAACGAAACGCCATTTACCGCCACAAAGACTATCCGTTTATGTTGGCAAACATTGACCGCATCGTGATCGGAGAAGACGCCATTCTTGAATGCAAGACGGCGAACCAGTTTCTTTCCGGCGACTGGGAGCAGGAAGAAGTACCGGATGCCTACCTGCTGCAGTGTCAGCACTATATGGCAGTGCTGGATAAACAGAAAGCCTATATTGCGGTCTTGATCGGCGGACAGAAATTTGTCTGGAAAGAGATCGAACGCGACGAAGAACTGATTGACTTGGTGATCCAACGCGAGAGGGAGTTCTGGGAAAACCACGTTCTGCCGCAACAACCGCCGGCCCTGGACGGCTCAAGCGCCGCTGAAAAGTTCTTAGCGGAACGATTTGATACCGCTGAACAGGGCGAAAGCATCAACCTGGGCAAGAAAGAACAAACGATGGTCGAGGAGCTGCAGGAGATCGACACGCAGATCAAGACGCTCGATGAACGCAAGAAGGAAATTAAGAATCACTTGAAATACGAAATGCAATCCGCAGAGATCGCCTACGTGAACGGTTATGAAATCAAATGGAAGAACGTCACCTCAAAACGTCTTGATACGAAAAAACTCAAACGTGAAAAGCCGGGACTGGCTGAAGGTTATATGACTGAATCCGTCAGCCGCCGCTTTGACATTAAACCACTCTAGGAGGAATTACGAATGGCAACGAACAGCTCCGTGAAAAACAATCTGCAAAAATCCAATGGAAACAATGCTCCAGCCAATACGCAAGGGACCTCACTGAAGGCTTTACTCGAATCGCCAACGGTTAAAAAGCGCTTTGAAGAAAACCTGGGCAAGCGCTCCTCTCAATTTATGACCAGTATCCTGAACCTCTATAACTCCGAAAAGATGCTGAAGAAATGCGATCCGATGAGTGTGATCAGCTCCGCCATGGTCGCGGCTACGATGGACCTGCCCGTCGATAAGAACCTCGGTTATGCCTATATCGTTCCGTACGGAAACACTGCAACCTTTCAGATTGGCTATAAAGGACTCATTCAACTGGCGCTTCGCACCGGCCAGTACCGCAACATCAACGTAATTGAAGTTCATGAAGGGGAGCTGCAGAAGTGGGATAAGCTCACCGAAGAAATGGAGATCGACTTCGAAGCCAAAGAGTCGGATAAGGTGATCGGTTATGCGGGCTTCTTTGAACTTATTAACGGTTTCCGTAAGACCGTATATTGGAGCAAAGAACAGATCGAAGCGCACAAAAACAAGTTCAGCAAGTCCGGGTTCGGCTGGAAGAATGACTGGGACGCCATGGCGAAGAAAACGGTCATCCGGAACATGCTCAGCAAGTGGGGTATCCTCTCCATCGACATGCAGACCGCCTACAGTGAAGAAGCGAAAGAACCGAAAGAACGCAGAGAGATCAACGGGGAATCGTTGGACGCGGAGTATACGGAAATTGAGGAAGGTCCGGATCCCTTAGAAGAATCGTCGGAACCGCCAGTCGAAGAACCAAAGCAGGAGAACAAGGACGACAGCCAAAAAGATCTACCGTTTGACTAATGGTTCGTCATATCATTCCTCTCCCGCTTCATTTCGCTCAGGTCGCTGGGCGGAATGGGGAGACCCGGGAGGATAAGAAACGGATCTATCAGCGATATGTGCAGGCATACATTGAAAAGGCACATCCAGATAAACAACTGAAAGAAATCAAAGGGCACACAGCAATAGTTGTTCCAAAAGAAGGAGGTGGGGTGCCTCCGATTAACGATAAAGGGTGAGAGTATGAGTTTTATTCGGACAGTAAAGCGAGAGCATCCATTTGCTCAGATTGATAAATACCTTATTAATGACAGCACGATTGACTTCAAAGCCAAGGGCATTCTAACGTACATTCTCTCTAAACCGGACGGTTGGAAAGTTCGCATGAATGACCTGGTGAATCACACAAAAGAGGGCGAACGATCGGTGCGTAATGGCATGAAGCTGTTAGAGGACGTGGGCTATATCCGCAAATATCCGATTAAAGGCGAGCAAGGAAAAATTCAAGAGTGGGTGTACGAGGTGTACGAGCGACCAGAGTTTAACCCCGAATTCCACAATGACAAAAATCCACTTGTACAAAACAGCCAAGTGGACGGCATGCAAGGGAGTGAAAATGAAGGGTCTGACGTTTCCCCACTTGTACAAAATGCAGATGTACAAAACGTACATGTACAAAACAGCCACTATAGTAATAATGATTTAAGTAATAAAGATTCTACTAATAATGAATTAAACAACAGCAGTAGTAATAATGCCGTTTCATTATCTTCTGAGCGTAACCCATTTGAAAAATACCAAGAGTGTTATGGGAAATTTCCAAACACTCAAATCAACAATCATATTCGTTATTTCGAGCAACAAGGCATGGAAGATCAAATGATCTGTTTTGCCATTGAGAAGGCAGCAAGCAACGGATCCGGTTTTAATTATGTGCTGGGCATTTTAAATAACTGGAAAGACAAAGGCCTCTATACCTACGAGCAGGCGTTAAACGAACGAAAGCGCAGAGAGGAGAGCAAGCATGGAGAACATCGAGAAAGCCAAGATTCCGGCACCCAATGGATTGACACTTCTTTACGAAACGAGCTGTGACTGCGGGGAAACCGTGAAGGTCTACGAAGCGGAGATCATGGGCGGGCCGAAGAAAGGGCAAATGAAAGAATTCCGATTCGGTTGCAAGTGTGAAGAGAAGAAGCTGGCCAAGGAAGCCCAGGAGCAGCTGAAGCGGTTGAAGCACTCGAAAGCGATGCAAGCTTTTGATCGACATAGCTTAGTCAATCGAGCCCTCTCCAGGGCCACGTTCGATAATTACGAAACGGCGAATGAGAGTCAAGAACGAGCCTTGCGCAACGCGAAGAAGTTTGTTGAAAAGTTTCATCCCCATAAGCCGATTAATCTGTATTACAGCGGAGATCCGGGATTAGGCAAAAGTCATTTATCCGTCAGTATTGCCAATGCGGTGATGGAAAAAGGGTATCCGGCCATCTTTATTTCGGTGCCGAAGCTGCTGCGAAAGATCCGAAACACTTATAACAAGAACAGCGATGTGTCGGAAGATCAGTTGTTCAGCATCTTAGAACAAATCGACCTGCTTGTTCTGGATGACATCGGGGCCGAAAACCGGAATGACTGGGTGGAAGAAAAGCTATTTGATCTCATTGATAATCGCCAGGGACGAAGCACGATCTATACCAGCAACTATGGCCCGGATGAATTAAAACAGCTTATGGGTGAACGGGATGCGAGCCGAATTATTAATGAAGATGCGTACACCATCGAGCTCAAAGGCGACAATTACCGGACGAAAGGACTGAGGGCGAATGGCTAAACGATACCCCGACTGCGCGATCATCATGCGTGGTTGGACCCTAAACGAAAAAGAAGAGCAGCTGCGGCAGGAGCGTGTCGCACGAAATATGAGGCGATTTAAGGAAGCAGAAAAGCATTACCAAGATCAAAGGATGGTGAAAGCATGAATGCCACATATCAGCTCCTACATCAGCAGGAACAAGCCATTGAACAGCTGCGGAAAGTCCCAGGCATGAAGCTAGCGGTGCAAGCGGCGGAAGCATCTAAGGAGCAGACCAAGCGAATGTACCTGAAGCAGAAGGAAGTAAAGCTTCCGGCTGATCACCTGGACTGGTACGGCGGGCAGAACGCTTAACAACGCAGGAGACAAACACAGGGGCTTCTCTGCGCCTTCAACTGTCAAAGAAGTACAAATATTCAAAGTTACGACAAACATGGCGGAGATTGGCTCAGAGAAGCTAGAAAGGAGACATACAGATGGAGACAAATGTTAAAGCCCCATACTCCCGCTGGCGAACACCGCAAGGGCGGATCTACGAAGTGATGTATAGTAACGAAAAATTCACACGCATGCAGTTTGAAGATACCGGCAAGTGTCGTACAGAATATTCGTTCAAAACCCGTTTTGATGAGGAGGTTCGGGATGAGTAATCAGGAGTTGTTCCAGCAGCTGCAGCAAGAAACCGGGGCGGATAAGAAACAAATACTACAGGCGGCGGAGGTGCTGTATGAACAAAACCGAGCGCATGAATCCTCAGCAGTTTCGCAAAAAGAAAAAGCATAAGTATAGAGCTCAGAAAGTCACGGTGGATGGGCATAGCTTCGATAGCAAGCTCGAAGCCGGCTATTATCGGCAACTGCTGTGGTTAAAAATGCACGGTGATATCAAAGATTTCAAGCTACAGCCACGGTATCTGCTCCAGGAGGCCTTTACGAAGAACGGCAAAACGCATCGGAAGATTGAATACGTGGCGGACTTTGAGATTGAACACAAGGACGGGAGCATCGAGACCGTGGATGTGAAAGGGATGGAGACCCCAGAATTCCGCTTGAAGCTTAAACTGTTCGAGAAGGAGTATCCGCAGAAGCTGTCGTTAGTCACGTATCATGCAGGACTCGGTGGCTGGTGTGAGTTGGACGATGTGAAGAAGTTTAAGAAGCAAAATAAAATCTAACTTTTACGAGGTGCTTATGAGCGAATTATTAAAATATCAAAGTTGTCCTTATTGTGATCGCATTGTTGAAGATAACGAGGCGAATTGGACCGAAGATGAAGAAGAAGTCACCTGCGATAGCTGTCGAAAGGCGTATAGGGTTCGAGCGGAATACACATTTGAGGGCTTTGAAGTAACACGTTTATGTGGGAGCTGCGACTCTGAGCTTTTGGACGATGAAGGAACCGAGACAAATGTTTGTGAAGACCGTGAAGCATAAAACCTAGCTTGGATAAGGAGAGAAGCCATGGAGTACGTGTATATCGTTTTGTCTGCGGGGGTTGTCATTTGGGTGCTGGGAAAGCCTTTTGTGCATAAGTGTAAAACTACTTGGAAGCAAAAGTTCTGATGTAAAGGGGCGGGGCACATGCATTACGAACCAGGCACGCGGGTGTTTAGCGAAGAGCGGCAGGTATGGGGCGTGGTGATGTTTCAGACGATACACAAAGGACCGGAGATGTATTATTGCAAATTCACACCGCTCCGGTCGGGCTGGCATCATTTTAGCGATATTTGGGAGCCGGGTGAACTGTTTGCGTACTGTTGGGACCGGCACAAGGCAGGGCAGATTTGAGGAGGTATAGCGTGCAACAGTTTGGACGAGTACTCGGGGACATACTTATTGCCGTGCTTTTTACAGTAATCTTATTAATGATTATAGGATTTGGGTGGAACACGATTCAGTGGGCGTGGAGCTGAGATAGAAATGGAGGGAGAGCATGGCCGAACGCATGACCGATATTAGCTGGGATGAAGTTACAGGTAAACTAAATTTTGATATACTTAGTTCAGAAGAACCATTCGTGCTCGTGGTGTCTCAGGGGCGCGTGCGTTGTGCACCGTTGCCTGAACATGGAGAGACGAAGATAGTGACACACCAGGGGAAAGTAAAGCGGGTGAAATGGGACGAGGGGGAAGAGTTTTAGTATTTAATTTACAAGTTTAATTAATTATTCTAATTTAATTATTCAATAACCTTATTGAATAATTAAAAAGAGGTAAGAATTAAGCTAGTTCTAGGGTTAAAAATTAGCTGTGAAATCATAAAGATATTCGTGTTAATAAAATGGAGTTGAAATTTTGACTAAAGTAATTTTTTGGTTGCTAGGTATTAGTGCTGCAGGACTTTTTTTAATGGGAATTTTATTTTATTCATATGGAAATGTTGATTCGAGTCAATTGTTTCAAGTATACGGGACGTTTTTTTCAACAAGTATTGCGGCTTTGTTGTCCGCAGGGATAGTTCATAAACTTGATGAAAATAAATATATTTATAGAGAAAGAGAACCTAAAAGAATAGAACTATTTGAAGAGAAGAATGAAATTAATTTACTTATTGGACATATGAAAGAGATTTTTAAAAAAGAAGAATATAGAAAGCAAGCTCATGCGTGGTATAACAATAGAATTACCACTGTGAGCAGCATAAACGCCAAGCTCCACACTAAAAACGTAATGGTTACTAGCGATGCGTTACTATTAAAGAATTTCTATAGTGAACTTAATGAAACTTTTAACGAATTAGGTGAACTCTCTAAGAAAGATGCTACCTCAGAGGAGAATAAACAAGAACTTGAGCAAAAGATCGGACATTTTAGCAACAGGGTATCTAATTTAGAGACAAAGTGGAAAGATATCAAAAAGAAGTATAGGTTATAGTTCTACCAGCTCACTGGAGGACACTGAACGACAGCATAGCGCTTTGGTGTCTTGAAATAGAGATGAAAAGCAAGTAGTTAAAGTAGGATAAGCGGGTAGTTTTAACTAAAAAGCTTATTGAGGTGATACATTGTACGCACTACTGATTTCAGCTTTAAATTTAGTGTTTATAACGGGAGGCGCTTTATACTTTAAATACATCTTTAGTAAAAAGTTGAAGGAACACGAAAGTAAATTGAAGATTAATTATGATAATCAAGAAGAACTAATTAAAAATAAAAGAGACGTCTATATTAAAATCATGAAATACATGGTGGTGATGGTAGGAAATAGAGTTTCTGAAGAAAATCGAGTAGAGTATCAAAATAACTTTTTGGAAAGTTATGATGAAGTTTGGTTGTGGGGAGATGAAGAAGTTATAAAAGATTTGTCTAATTTCTTGAGGATAAATATAGAACTTAATAATGGGGCAATTAATCAAAAAAATCGCCAGCGTTTGAGTGACGAATTAAAGGATGCATATGCACAAACTGTTTTATCTATGAGGGGAAGCTTAGGTTTATCAATTAGCAATTTAGATTATGAAGATTATAAATTTGTTTATTTTTAATTTAATAGCATCGTTCTACCGGCCCACTGGAGGACACCAAATCACAGCAAAACGCTGTAATTTGGTGTCCTCTTTTTTGTCAGGGGGTATGTATGAAAAAGAAACCAAAGCAGAAAAAGCAGAAGCTCTTGGAGCGAGAAGTCAAAGAGCTCATGGGGATAAACAAGCAAACATACAAACGAGCCAAAAGCGGGGCGCTGAGGGCGAAATAAAGGGGCGATTGGATGAACGCAGCAGACATGAAAGCAAAACACCAAGAACCACAGGTCAAAGATATCGTGCAATGGATCGGCAGTTATCGCGAAAACATTCAAGCGATCCGGGAGCTCCAGCAATCCTATGTGGAGGATGTGGGCATGGGATTAGTCTCTCAGTACGGGGAAGAAGCAGGGATGCCGAAAGCGCAGGGTGGCGATCATAGTGACGTGGTAGCGCAGAACGTGCTGCATCTCATGCGTCAGAATCTCACGCTGCAAGACCTGGAACATAAAGTGCGATATATCGAAAACCGCCAGCATCGCATCTCCAAAGATACGCATGCGATGGCGTTTGCATTACGACTTCAAGGCTATACGTATTACGAAGCGGCCCAGGTGATGAATAGAAGCAAAGGACATATATTCCGGCTGATTACGGAGTGTGCGGAAGTCATGCTATCCCCGAGTTATCCACATAATAACGAAACAAACGAAACATATTAGGTTTTTCATATTTTCTCGGGTACACTGGCGGTGGTAGGGCATCTCTTAGAGACGTGCTCTGCACCTACAAAGCCCTCCGGCGCTCTTGCGAGCGTCCTTTTTTATGAATTTATGGTAGGAACATGAAGGGTTTTCCCCTGATGATGTGGAAATAAGGAATGAACTACATTCTAGGGAGGTATTCTGCATGCAATTGCCACGCTACCATATAGAGAAAATATGGCATAAAGGAAAAGAGTTAACATTTGCTTCCGCTGTATTAAAACCAGGCAAAGATCTTCATGGTAAACCGTCTTATCTGCTTCAAATTACTAATTTAGTGCAAAAAAGTATTGTGGGTATGGACTTAGGAAATTTAGATGTGGAAAATGAACATTCAGAGAGAGCGGCTTTGATTGTCAAATACGAACCGCAATTAAATAAGGGGAATACAACCGATCTCTTAGTAGCAGGTGAAAACTTTTTTAGATAAAACCAAGCATCTACCTCCGGGTGGGTGTTTTTTTGTGTCTTGAATACGGGCTGTAAAGAGGAGCACGAGGTTCCTGGCCCGTATTGAGGATATAAAGCTAAGGAGGTGAGAGGGTGGCTAAGTTAACAGAAAAACAACAACGATTTGCGGATGAGTACATTCGTACTGGCGATGTGATGCGATCATATATGAATGCCTATCAGAATGTAACAAAAGAAAACTCAGCTAACGCAGGAGGAAGCAGACTGTTAAGGAATGTTAATGTCCGTTCGTATATCGACAAGCGATTGGAAGAACTCAAAAGCAAAGCCATCGCTGACCAGGAGGAAGTGCTATCCTATCTCACCTCTATCATGCGTGGAGAACACAAAGAACAAGTACTCAAAGGCATTGGTATGGGCGAGCAGATGATTGCTGACATGGATGTGCCCGCAAACCAACGTATCAAAGCGGCAGAATTAATCGGTAAACGATACGGCATCTGGACCGAGAAGCATGAGGTAAAAGACATCACTCCGCGCTTTGTGGAGGATGTGCCAGACGATGACGACTAAAGCTATTTCGCAGAAACAGCTTATCGGAAAAGGCTACAACCGCTTTTGGAACAACAAGCAGTTCTACCGGGTGGTCAAAGGCTCCCGGGGGAGCAAGAAAAGCAAGAATACGGCGCATAACTTCATTCAGCGGATCATGAAGTATCCGTGGGCGAATCTGCTCGTGGTGCGCCGCTACTCGAATACGAACAAGCAATCGACGTATACGGATTTGAAATGGGCGGCTTCCCAGCAGGGGGTCGCTCATTTGTTTAAGTTTAATGAATCGCTCCCGGAGATTACCTATATGCCCACGGGGCAAAAGATTCTCTTCCGCGGCCTGGATGATGAACTGAAAATTACCTCCATTACGGTGGATGTCGGCATTCTATGCTGGGCTTGGTTTGAAGAAGCCTATCAGATTGAGAATGCTGAGAAGTTTCGGACAGTCGTGGAATCGATTCGGGGGAGCCATCCTGCTCCGGACTTTTTTAAGCAGGTCACGGTCACGTTTAACCCGTGGAGTGAGCGACATTGGCTCAAGCCGATGTTCTTTGATCCGGAAACGAGAGAAGCGGACACGTTTGCGACGACAACGACTTTCCGCGTCAACGAATGGCTGGATGCTGTGGACGTGGCACGTTACCTCGATCTGTACCGCACGAACCCGAGGCGGGCACGCATTGTGGCGGACGGGGAGTGGGGCGTGGCGGAAGGGCTGGTCTTTGAGAACTTCGAGGTCAAGGACTTCGATAAATTAGCCAAGCTTAAAGAGGTTGGGGAAACAACCCACGGCCTTGACTATGGCTTCACACAGGATCCGACCGCTATTGTATCCAGCATTGTAGATATGGAGAACAAAGAGCTGTGGATCTATGACGAGCACTACGAAACCGGTATGCTTACGCAGGATATTTATAAAGCCTTGGAACAAAAAGGACTGCTGAAAGCATCCATCACTGCAGACAGTTCGGATGCACGAACGAACGCTGAGTTGAGAAACATGGGCGTGCGCCGCCTGCACCGGGCGATCAAGAAAAAGGACAGTATCATGCATGGCATTCAATTCCTGCATGGCTTTCGGATTTATATTCATCCATCGTGCGAACATGCCATTGAAGAATTTAATACCTATCTGTTCGATCAGGACAAAGAAGGCAACTGGCTGAACAAGCCGATTGATAAGAATAACCACCTCATCGATGCGCTCCGGTACAGCATGGAACGCTACCACATTACCGATAAGCGCGATGAGCAACAAACCTACAACGCCATGAAAGCATTCAAATTCTAAGGAGGTGGTCTTGTGACAGACAGCGTAAACAACTTTGAGCGCGACCTTGACGTTAGCCGCTACCGTTTTGGCAACAGCCGCTTTGACCCGGAAGCGAATCTGGATTATCGCTTAACGAGTCTGAGTGAGCTCACACCGGAACGACTGGCAAAACTGGTCGAGCATCACCGGAATAAGCAGCAGCCGCGCCTGAAAGAGCTAGAGGCCTACTACCGGGGCGACAACAAGGAGATCCTGCAACGCTCCAGCCGCCGGACGTATGAAGAGGATGCGGACCACCGAGCGACACACAACTTCGCTCGCTACGTAAGTACGTTTATTCAAGGTTATTTAGCTGGCGTGCCGATCAAGCCACAGCATGCGAAGGAGAATGTCACCACATCCATCGAGCAGACGGACAAGGTAAATGACGCGGAAGGCTTGAACAGCGACCTTATTCTCGATTGTTCTATTTTCGGCCGGGGCTTTGAGCTGTTTTACCGCAACTTTGAGGACAAGAACCGCGTGTCCCGCTCGGATGCCAAGCACACCTTCGTGGTGTACGACACGACCGTAGACATGCGCCCGTTAGCCGGGGTGCGCTACAAAGAATGGACGGACGAGAACAACGCGCCGTGCATGAGCGTGGAGCTGTACACGGATACACGAATCATCAGCTACCGCGTGGACCAGCCGGCAGATATTCAGCTAAAAGAAGAAAAGAATATTCCGCATGGCTGGCAAACGGTCCCACTGAACGAATACCGCAACAACCGCTACCGGCAGGGTGACTTTGAGAACGTGCTCAACTTGATTGACCTGTACGATGCCGCGCAGTCGGACATCGCGAACTACATGACCGACTTGAACGATGCGTTGCTGAAGATTACCGGCAATTTGAACATGACGCTGGAACAAGCCGTTGCTCAGCGGAAAGCCAAGCTCTTGTATCTGCAGCCGCCGGTCAATGAAGAGGGGCGCGAAGGACGGGCAGACGCCGATTTCATTTACAAGAAGTATGACGTGCAGGGCGTGGAAAGTTACAAGGACCGCCTGCAGGAAGACATTCACAAGTTCACGAACACGCCAAACATGAACGACGAGAACTTTGCCGGGCAGCAGACGGGCGAAGCCATGAAGTACAAGCTGTTTGGCTTGGAGCAGGTGCGGGCGATGAAAGAGCGCTTGTTCCGGCAAGCGATGATCCGCCGCTACCGTATTTTTGCGAACATGAGCACCAAAGCGAAGGACGAAAACGCGATTGATCCGAACGAGGTGAACAATATTGACGTGGTATTCACGCCGAACCTGCCGAAATCGCTCAGTGAACAGCTGGAGCAGTTCATGAAAGCCGGCGGACGCCTCAGCCAGGAAACCACGTTCGATCTGATTCCATCCATTGTGAAGGATAAGCAGGCTGAAATGGAACGCTTGCGCAAAGAGGATGAAGCTGAAGAAGCTCAGTATGACAAGGAGGACTTCTCCGGTGTGGGGAGGGACAACACATGAGCATGGATGAGCAAAGCTACTGGGAAAGCCGGGAACGAGAGAATCTGAAGCGGGAGAACATGAAGGATGAGGAAGTCATGCAGGAGATGGAGCGCATCATGCGGACCGCCGTGGAGGAATCCGAGAAAGAGATTGATCGGCTGTATGCGAAATATGCGGATGATAACAACCTCACGCGGGCAGAAGCGTTGCAAACTGTGAATGAAACCGATGTGGAAAGCTATCAGCGCACCGCTGCCCGCTACGTACAGGAGAAAAACTTCTCGGACCGGGCGAATCGGGAGCTCAAACGCTATAACGTGACCATGCGCATCAACCGGGAGAAGCTGCTCAAAGCACAGATCAATGCGCACCTGATTGCAATGGCCGTGGATCAGATCGGCGTGCTGGGCGAATACCTGAACAACAGTTTTTATCGGGAAATCGAGCGACAGGCCGGCATTCTCGGGCAAGCGACGAGAGTAACGCTGGATCGGGTGCAGGCGATTGTCGGTGCATCGTTCCAGGGAGCGACCTGGAGCACGCGCATCTGGAACAACATGAAGCAGCTGCGCATTAAGTTATTTCGTACGATTACCAATGCGATGACGCGGGGCGTGCATCCGTACAAAGACATCGCGACTTATCGTCGGTCTTTCCGAGCAAACACCGGGCAGATCAAACGGTTACTCATCACCGAGACCGCTCGCGTGCAAATGGAAGGCCAGAAGCTTTCGTATGAAGCAAATGACGTGAAGCAATACCAATACATCGCCGTGATCGATAATCGCACCACAAAGACGTGCCGAGGCTTAAACAAAGAGGTCTTTGACGTGGCAGATATGAAGCCGGGGGTCAATGCGCCGCCGATGCATCCGAACTGCCGCTCGAGCACGATTCCTTACATTGGCGACTGGCGCGAATCCTTCTTTGCAGAACGAGAAGGTCGTTATACCTTTTAGGAGAAAGGCGGGATCACATGGCAGATCATGAAAAACGACAAGCGGATGCACTGGAACACATTGCCACGCTCTTAGAAAGTATTGACCGGAAGCTCGAGCACGTACCGGGAAAGAAACCACCGGATCGACCGAAACCACAGAAGGAAAAAACGCCGGCTCAGCTGGAGCAGGAATTTTACAACAAGCAGGAGGGATAGCATGGACCAATGCAAAACATGCGCGCACTACAACGCACTCATGCCGCATCGCACCGAGCCACAGGGACGCTGTACGAACGAACACACGCCGATCCATCCAAACAGCAATGTGAAGCCGAACTTTGGCTGCATCCTGCACGAACCAGCAACGAAAACCGAATAACGCACTCTCTGCTTAGCGGAGGGTGATTTTTTTATGGTCCAGAACGTGCGGAGGACGCTAAAAGCTGCATGGAGATTAGCCGACGGGCGTAAAACGGTAGGAGGGTGAATCATGGCGGAAGAAAACACGAATGCCCAAGAGCAAACCGAGCAGACTACTAGCAATGAAACGAATGATACCAATACAGAAGAACAACAGGAAGCCAAGTTTACGCAAGAGGAAGTAAACAGCGCTGTGGAGCAACGCTTGAGCCGTGAACGCAAGAAGCTCCAGAAGGAAATGAAGGAGCAGATCGAGCAGGAACGGCGTGAAGCGGAAGAATATGCCCGCCTCAGCGAAAAAGAAAAGCAGGAGAAGGACTACGAGCGCCGGCAGAAGGAACTGCAGGAACGCGAGCAAAAGCTGAATAATCGCGAACTTCTGGGAGAGATCAAAGACGATCTGCATGATCAGAAGCTGCCGCAATCGTTTGCTGAGACCCTGCTTCCGCTGAACGACAGCGAACAAATCAAAGCTACCATTCAGTCGCTCAAGAAAGAGTGGGACGCTTCGGTGAACGAGGGCATTCGCGAAGGGCTCCGGCAGGAAACGCCAACCGACACCACAGGCAGCGGCACCACGCAAGGCGCATCGAACTTTCAGGACGTTGTAGCACAAAACGCTGAGAAGTTCCGCAAATTTAACTAAGGAGTGAGAAGGAATGCCAGAACAAACATTTAACCCGCAAAACGTCCTCATGAGTGACATGAAAGAAGGAGCGGTGCCGAAAGAGTATGGCACGCTGATCCTGCAGGACGTGCAGGCTAATTCAGTAGTTATGCAGGCGGCTCAAAACGAACCGATGACCAAACCGGAGAAAGAATTCAGTTTCCTGGCGAATGGACCAGGCGCTTACTGGGTGGATGAAGGCGAACGTATCCAAACGAGCAAAGCGGAATGGCTCACAGCGACCATGCGTGCGAAGAAACTGGGTGTAATCCTCCTGGCGACACGCGAATACCTTCAGTATACGATGGCGGACTTCTTCACAGAAATGCGCCCGCAGATCCAGAAAGCGTTCCGCTTGAAGTTTGACGAAGCCGCGCTGCTGAACACGGACAATCCATTCGCGCAGTCGCTGGAACAGAGCATTACGACGACTGGGAACATCGTTACTGGTGATCTAAACGCATCGAACATTCTGAAAGCAGAGGACTTTGTAACAGATAACGACTTTGATCCAAACGGTTTCATTTCTAAGTCGCAGAACCGTTCTCTCTTGAGAGATGCAGTTACAGGCACAGACGCCGCTCCGGTTTACCTGTATGACCGCAACGCGAACAGCATTGACGGCCTGCCGGTGATTGATCTGAAGTCGTCGGAAATGCCAAAAGGACGCCTGTACGTAGGTGACTTCGATCAAATGCGCTACGGCATCCCGTACAACATGAACTACGAGCTTACGACGACTGGACAGATTTCCACAATTACGGATCAGGATGGCAACCCGATCAACCTATTCGAGCGTGAAATGATTGCGATGCGTGCCACGATGGATGTTGCTTTCATGGTGACGCAAGACGAGGCGTTCGCCAAAGTAGAACCTGCCGCTGAAACAGAACCAACAGCGTAAAAACTAGAGACCAACAATTAATTGAAGGAGGTCTTTCCAATGGCGAAAGGTAAGCCGAGCAAAGGCACCAACAAAGACATGCGGCTGAAACAGAATAAAAAGACCAAAGGCCGTAAGAAATCCAAGTAAGGAGGGCTTTTCATGGATTGGCGCAATGAGTTCAAAGTGATCAAGCGATTCCGCGACAAAGAGAACGAAAGCAAGGTCTGGGAAGCGGGCGAACCGTATACGCGCACCGGTGAAGGGAAGAAAGCCCGTATTGAGGAACTGGCGGGTAAGAACAACGCTGCCGGCGAACCACTCATTCAGGAAGTGGAGCCTGAACAGGAGGAAGAAGGCGATAGTTGATGCGGGAGGATGTCAAAAAGCTCTTAGGCATCACGGATACGCTTCAAGACGCGCAGATTGATTTAATCATCAAGCATACGCAGGCATGGCTGACGCTATGGTTCAAGAACAACACGGACTTAACCACCGTCCCGCCCGAAATTGAATTTATCATCGTTGAAGTAGCGGTCAAACGCTTTAATCGCTTAGGCAGCGAGGGAATGTCAAAAGAAAACGTGGAGGGACATTCCGTGACCTACAAGGACGACGACTTTGCAGGCTATATGCATCTGTTATTCGGTTATCTGCCGGACACCAGCGGCAAACAGCCGGGCTCGGTGATGTTCTTTTGAGGTACACTTCGCGAATTACCCTCTACGAACTCGGAGATCTGCAATATAATCCTCAAACATCCAAACAGGAGCGGCAGGAGACGCCGTTAGGGAGTTTTCCCTGCAACACCTCCACGCCGGGCATCGAAACGCAACAGGCGGTCTTTGGCAGTGTTGAGCGACAGGTACTGATTGCCCGCTTTCAGCGCCCCCTCCAGGTGATAGCGGACGGGGCCATGATCGGGCAACAGAAGTACAAGATCGTTCGGCATCAGGATTACCGCCATGACGGCGTGCTGTACCTGGAGGCGGTGAGTGCATGGTAGATGGCTTCGATGAACTGATCGCTCACCTCGAATGGATGGAAGAAAACATTGAGGACGATGTGAACACCATCACGAAAAACAATACGATGGAACTGACGGGCAACACGATCAAGAACGAGCGGGCACGCTTTGACCGGGGCTATTGGACCGGATTCACGGCGCGTAACACCACGACCGAGCGCATCGAGTCCATGCACTACGAAACGCTCGTGAACACGGATTACGCGGCTTACCTTGAATATGGCACCAGGTACTACACCGGGGCGACCCGCTTTTTGTTCGACATGGTTGTGATGCAGCGCCAGCAATACTACGCCGATCTCAAACGGCTGGTCGAGGGGTGAGCGCATGCCGAAAAATCCGAAGCAACAACTATACGACAGCATCTTTGCCGGGTCCCTGGGACGCGGCTTTTATACGGTCGATACGATGCAGGCCCAGCATGGCGATCCGCCTTACCCGTTTGTTCATATCGGTGAAGTGATCGGCAACGACATCCGTGACAACAAAGACGTAATCCGCGGGGCGTTTGGCATCACCGCTCACGTGTGGGCCTTAGCGAACGACCGCGGCGCGTTCACGGATATGGTGTACCAGTTGGAGAACGTCATTCGCTATCAGCGGCAAATGGATGGATTCACTGTGAAGAATATATCGCTCAACAGCAATGAGCTGCACGACGACAGCACAAGCACGTTGTTGTGGCACGGGACGATCAGTGCTGAATTTGAAACCATATAAGGAGGAATCACTATGACGCAAAAAGCAGGCGACGGCAACAAGGTCATTGCGTATTTCCGTGAGTTTGGTGCAACAACAGCATGGAAAATGCTTTTTCAAACAGAAATCGAAAACGCACCAACGCGAGATCGGGAATCGACGCCCACAAAAGATGGCGGGGTTAGCTCCAGTGCTTCCCTGGAGGATGAAGTGACGGTGACTGGCATTCGGAGCTACGACTTCGATCAGCACATCCGCTTCAAACTTTCCGTGCGGGATGACATTAGCTATGAATTGTGGATCGTCTACATGGAGAAAAGCAAAACCGGTGCAGATGGGACCACGAAGGAATATTTCGCGGAGTATCGCCAAGGCTATATCACAGAATACAGCGGGACCGATGGCGCGGAAGATAACCCGGAAGTGGAGCTGACGTACTTGCCGGAAGGCAAATACCAGATCAACTACACGCCGATTCCAGCGCAGGACGAGAGAATGCTTAACTACGTCTTCCAGCGCATGGATGACACCGCGGCCTCGAACGCCACCGAAGAAGACAAAGCGAACGCCAATAAACCGTTGGAAGAGTATTTCACTTCGGATAGCTCGGAAACAGAAACATCGACCGACGATAGCACGCCAACGGCATAAAGCAGCTTAGGGGAGGGGGCGAACCTCTCCTCTTTTTTATGACATTCTGAATGATTACGAGGAGGATTTTTACATGCATATCAATTACAAAGGCAAAGACCTTCAACTGAAATTTAACCTTACAGCCATTCGCCAGATCGACAAAACCCTTGGGTTCGGCATGGATGACGTGCAAATGGGCCAAGGCATCGGAACGTTGGTTCCTAACTTGGAATCCGGCAACATGATTGCAGTAGCAGCGGCGGTAGAAGGCGGCCTTGCTCACTTGAAAAAGAAATTTGGCGCGGCTTATATCCCGTCCGATGATGACGAAATGTTTGATTTGCTGAACGATGTAGCAGAGCAGCACGGAGGCGATCTCCAACCATTCGCAGACGAGATTTTAGATGAACTGGGAAAGCAACCCGCAACCCGTTCGATGCTCAGCGAGGAGCAAAAAGCGAAGTACAAAGTGGAGGAAGCACAGACACCAGTAACTCATCAAGAGACACCGATGACGGAAGCGACAACGCCAATGAACTCGTAACGTTTGACGACTTTATCAACTATGCCATTTGGAAGTTCCAAGGCATTTATCGTCCCGATGAAGCGGAAGATTTAACCCTGTATGATTTCTATCAAATGAAGCGAGCAGCGGAGAAAAAGGAAGTTGAGCGGGATTATGATTTGCGGCGGCTCGCCTGGTACAGCGAACGCGAGGTAGGGGCGACCAAAACCATTGGCACTGGTAAGAACCAAAAGGAAGAATACCGATTTAAACAAATGGACGATTGGTATGACTACGAGGATGCATTGAAAACGCTGGAGTTAGGCTGCTCTCCGAAAGAAAAGACGAAAAAAGCCAAACAATCGAGCGCGCAGTCCTTGTTTGCGAGCGTTCAAGAATTCTATCGAAAGGAAGGTGAAGAACATGGCTGATTATAGCGTAAGTGCGGAGGTCAAAGCGAATATTGAAAAATTTCGTCGTCCCATCCGGCAGGCCAAGAGCATTATTGAAAATTACAAGCGTCAGGTAGAAAGCGTCAAAGATGCAAAATTGACTGCCGATGCCAGTAATGTGGTACGACAGAGCGCCGTAGCTCGGGATCAAGTGCGAAGGTTCCAAAACATGAAAGCCTCCGGCGTGCTAGATGTCACGACCCAAGCGCTTAAACGGAAATTAGCAAGTGCGCGAACTAGTCTGGCAAGTTTCGGCAAAATCAAACGATCTGCCACGGCTGATTTTAATATTGGCGCTGCAGCAGCGAAAATTGCGGCACTTAAAGCCATGCTTCGCAGCATACCGAACAAAATACGGAGCCGAGCTGAAATGGATCATCACCCGTTCATGGCAGCGTGGGCAGGTTTGATGGCGGCGACGGATCGTTTTGATGATCGCATGGCGCAATTAGCGAAGTCGATTCACTCGTTTGGTATTGTGTTTGCTAACCAGATCAAAGGTGCCGTTATTTCTAACATCACCACAGCTGTACCGATCATTGCCAGTATGGTGCCAGCCGTTATGGCGGTAGGGAATGCCCTGGGCGTAGTTGGAAGCGGAGCATTCGCATTAGCGTCCTCGTTTGGCGTAGCTGGTGGAGCCGCTGTGGCATTTGGGGCGGCGGCTGCGCCAACTATCCAGTCGATCATTGAAGGCACGGCAGCAAGTACAGCCGAGAACGTGAAGGCCATGCAGGTGCTCAGCACACTGAAAAAATCATGGCAGGGCGTTGTGGATACAATAGCGCCGGAAGTAGCGCTGGCGTTTGCTAATGCTTTGCAGGGAGTCAACAGCGCCGTTCAAATGGCGATGCCGATGTTCAAGGGCATGGCGACAGCGGTGGTTGGGTTAACCTCGCAATTTAAGCAATTCATGGCCACGTCGCCGGTAGCTAAGTCCTTCTTTCAGTTCATGGGTTCATCGGGCGTAAGTATCTTCACCTCGCTCGCTCAGGCGGCGGGACTGTTTGTGAAAGGCCTCATGCGTCTGACCGTAGCGTTCGAACCGCTCATGTCTTACGTATCGAACGGGCTCAAGAACATGGCAGCGCAGTTTGATGCGTTTGCAGCCCGAGTGGCTGATTCGCAGGGGCTTCAGACATTCATTAACTATGTCAAAACGAATCTGCCGCTCATCGGGCAAATCTTTGGCAATACATTCATGGGCATCATTAACCTGTTTAAGGCGTTTGCCTCGAACAGCTCCACGATCTTTGCAGCGTTAGCAGAAATGACCGCTCGTTTTCGGGAGTGGTCGGCTTCCATTGGAGAATCCAAGGCGTTTCAGCAGTTTATCGACTACATCACGACCAATGGACCGAAAGTGATTAGCTTAATTGGCAACATCACGAACTTCTTAATTGCGTTAGGGGTCGCGCTGGCTCCTGTCGGATCGGCGATGCTTTCCGTAGCCAATGCGGTGCTTCCGGTGCTTACTAACTTCCTACAGTTGCATCCAGTGGTTGGGTTGATTATTGGTGGGCTTACGGTGCTCGCAGGAACATTTATGATGCTCGTTCCGGCATTGATTCAGGTAGGAACGTTCATCGGGCCACTATTTCAACAACTCATGCGTTTCAAAATGGTTAGCACAGTTGTGAATGGAGCCATGATGGTCATGCGCGCAGGCATGCTCACGCTGTTAGGCCCAGTCGGCTTGATTATTGCAGCCGTCGCCGGTCTGGCGATAGCCATCATCATGTACTGGGATCAGATCAAGGCAGGCACGATTGCTGCGTGGAATGCCATTAAAACCTTCCTCATGACGATCATGAACGCATTTGGTGTGGACATTCGCGCGGTCTGGCAGTCGATCGTCCAGTTCTTTGTTGGCATTTGGCAGCAAATTAAAGCGGCCTTCATGACGGGTTTGCAGCCGCTTATTACGGCGGTGAAAGAAACTTGGGCACAAATCCAAACCGCCATTCAAACCGCGATGCAGACCGTCATGCAGTTCATCAACGAAATATGGGCGCAGATCAAAACATTCTGGAACCAGAACGGACAACAGATCGTTCAAGCAACGCAAAATTTATGGAACATGATCACGCAGGTCTTCCAGGCGGCTTGGGCGTTCATTGGTCCGATTGTACAGCAAGGATGGAACTTACTGAAACAAATCTTTAGTTCCAGCATGCAGGTCATGGCGCAGGTGGTCCGTACCGGGTGGTCCTTGATCCAAACCGTGTTCCAAACGGCATGGACACTCATATCCGGCATCGTGCAGGGCGGCATTGACGTTGTACTCGGCATTGTGAAAGTCTTTGCTTCGCTCTTCACGGGCGACCTTCGAGGCATGTGGGAAGGCGTCAAAATGATCTTCCGGGGCGCATTAACCGCCGTACAGGCGATTTTCAAAGCCGGATGGCAGTTGCTTACAGGCATCGTTAAAGCCGTATGGCCGTTAATCACGGCTGCACTCCAAAGCGGCTGGGAGTCGATTAAGCAGTTATTCCGTTCAGCAGGCGCGGCCATTAAGCAGATATGGACCACATTCTGGAATGCGTTGAAATCCGTGTTTGGCCCAATATTTAACGGGATAAAAAATGCTGTTACGAATGGTTGGAATGCCATGAAGCAGCGGACACAAACGACGTTAAATGCGATAAAACTTGTCGTAACAACTGTATGGAACGCAGTGAAAAACGTAGTCGTGACCGCGGTCAATGCGATCAAACAGCGAGCGATTACAACATGGAATGCGATTCGTACAGGTGTGACTGCCGCAGTTAATGGGCTGAAATCAGCGATTACTTCTGCCTGGAACGCTATTAAGTCAGGCGTGTCTTCAGCGGTAAATGCAGTGAAAAACGTGGTGACGTCCGTATGGAATGCGATCCGAAATACGATCACTAATGTCATGAAGACGGTGAAATCAGCAATAACAAATGCATGGAATGCCATTAAATCAGCAGTAACGAATGCGATTAACAATGTTCGGAGTGCAGTAACCTCTGGATTCAATACCGTCCGCCAAATCATCAGCACGGTCATGAATACCGTAAAAGCGCTCATTAATGTGGCTTGGAAAGTCATTAAGCAAGTTGTAAAAGGCGCCATGCAGATCCTTCAAGGAGATGTAAAAGGCGGATTCAATCGTATTAAGAGCGCGATTCGAGCTGGGATGGAAATTGCCAAGTCATTAATCCGGCAAGCATGGAACCACATCAAAGCGCTGGTAGGTAATGCGCTGAGCAACCTTATTTCTCGAATAAGCAAAGGCATGAGCAATGCTGCTTCTCGAGTGCGCGAAGGTGTAACCAACATGGTGAACCGCGTGAAATCATTTGTGAGCAACTTTGCCAGCGCAGGCGCCGACTTAATCATGGGCTTAATCAAAGGGATTAAACGCAAAATTGGCGCTGCGGTAGGCGCTGTGAAAAAAGGTGCAAAAAGCATTCTAAAAGGAGCGAAATCAGCCCTCGGGATCAATTCCCCGTCGAAAATATTCAAACAATACGGCGGTTGGCTGATGGATGGCGCAGCTATTGGTATCGACCGAAACACCAAGCGGGCGGTCCGTTCGACCGCAGGAGCAGCCAAACAGATGACCAAAGCGTTCAACCCGGCGATCGGTACGGACATCGACGCCAACATGAACAACTTCAAGAAGTCGCTGCAAGGAAAAGTACAGCACCAGGTCAATGTATCGAACGATGCTCCGCGTCCTAGCGTTCGCGTCTTCGTGGATGGAGACGCCGAGTGGATCAGGGCGCATGTTAACAGCCGCAATGCCGACGAAGATGTCATGAAGAAGTTCTAACAAGGAGGTGACGCGATGGATATGGAAATCATACGCAAAAATGGGGAGTCGCTTTTATTGTCAGCAGCAGGGGTCCAGGTAGATGACTTCAAGCCGCTTTCGATTGAACTGGACGCTACGTACGAAACGATCCCCGGCGTGCATGGCCGGTTGGATGGCGGAGCGATGTACCGAGCACGAACCATTCAAGTGCCCATTCACTTTGTGGCTTATGACTTGTTGGATGTGCCCCTGCAGCGCAATGCCTTGTTCGCTATATTGAACAGCAATGAACCTTTTTATATACGCGAACTCCGTCGCCCAAACAAATGGCAGTATGAGTTCGCTCGAATCAACGAACCTCCGAGCCAAAAACCCCAAACGGAGGACGTATATGTGAGCGGCACCAGGTACTGGGTGCGAATCGCCAATGTCATTGAGTTTGAACAGACGGAAAAAGATGAAAGTCGCTATGTCGAAGCACAACTCGAATTCGAAACCGTCGAAAAGCCGTTTGCGGAGTCCATCGGCACCACCGGCGACATCATCGACGACAACGGCGTGCTCATGGATAGCGAATTGTGGGCGATTGGCATGAACCTGAATACGGAGAAAGGTGCGGATCGGTACAAGCATACCGCAAGCACACACCGCGTGTGGAGCCCGTGTGACGTTCCCATTGACAGCTTCACCTATGACTGGGAAACGCGCATCACGGCAAAGGAAAGCATCAGCCAGCTCACCTTCATCGATGATTACGGGCATGAAATGATCATTGAGCGAAGCATCCAGAGCGGCGATGTCATCAGCATTTCGCGTGGCATGGTGCGCATGAACGACAGCGTGAACATCACCAGCGATGTGGTGCGCAAAGACTACCCGGCCATGCGACCCGGGTGGAACACCTTTCAAATTTTAGGCGGAAGCGTAGAAGTGCTCTACGACTTCCGTTTTTATTATCAGTAGGGAGGGATCGCCGTGGACAGTCCCACATTATACGTCATGAACGCCGCGGGCGAGCAATTCCCTGCGATGGCTGAAACCACCGTGACTGATGGATTGAATGAAGACAAAACGTTATCCACACTCTTTGTAGAAAATGAGGTCAACGAGGCTTTTATTGGCGACTTGGACAAGACCTGGTACGTGGGCGGCGTGGAAGGGCCAGCGGATGACAAGCTCTGGAAGGTCACCATTCCCCGCTTGCGAAGCTCCGGCGAGCGCCGGGTGGTCAGCGTCCAAGCACGGCTCAAATTCATTGACGACATGGATAATGACCGCATATATGAACGCTACGACGAGTCGATGACAGCGGCTCGTTTTTTTACGCTCTTGTTTGACGGGACGCCGTACACATTCCAATTCCAGGGCTCGTTCGCTTCTCAATCATGGGAAGGGTTGTTCGACGGGGAAAGCCGCTTAGAGAGCTTTCAGCGCGGCCTGGAGCGCTACGAGATGGAATACGAGCTTTTGGGCAATCAGGTGTATTTGCACCCGCGTATTGAGCGAGAACAGCCGTATATCATGCACCGGCGCCTAAATGCCTCGGACATCGAAAAAGAAGAAGATGCGTCCGAGTTTTGGACATATGCGCGAGGCTTTGGCGATTACGAAGGCGAAGCCGACTCCGGCGAAAATGGCGGCGTAACCGAACGAGCAAACCTCGTTCGAGAATACGAATCGCCGCTGGCCAAAGTAGTTGGGCGCCGGCATGCACCCCCGGTGAAAAACGGAAACATCACGCAAGTGGCAACGATGGACGAAGCGTTAAAAAATGTGGTGGAGCAGAGCGTCAAAGTAGCGATCACCAATGAATTTCATGTGCTGAAAGGCTATCCGTACGCCAAGCCGGAAAACGGCGACGTGATTACCGTCATTGATGACGTGCTGCAGTACGAAGCGCAGACGCGCGTGACCAAAATTGAAACGGTGCGGGACGCGGTAGGCAAGATCCTCAGCCAAAAAGTCACCAACGGCGGGCAAAACATCAGCGAACGCCAAAAAGCACAGCTAAACGCCGCCGGTAAGTTCATCAGCGACCTGCAGAAAGGGCGCAAAACAATCCCGTTTAACTTTCAGGACGGGGCGTCAAAGCTGGCGACGAATTTGCTGTTAGCCGCGCGCACGGAAGTGGATTTTACCACGCAGGGACTTGTGCTTACGGATAAAAGCAATCCGAATCTAGTAACACTCGTTAATTCGGCGGGCATTGGTATCAGCGAAGATGGCGGGCAGACCTTTCGAGACGCTTTAACCGGCGCAGGGCTTGTAGCCGATGTGGTCACGTCCGGCACATTGAACACTCACCTGGCTCGCATCATGGGCACCGACGGTATCTTTATTATCGATGGCGATGAATTATTCTCAGTGGATCCAGACAACCCAGATAAATTTGTTCGTATCACTCCCGGCAACATCCTCGTCAGAGGTGGCGGTGCCACGTTCCTCCGCCCCGACGGCTATGCGTTCCTCGTAGACGGCATCGCGCGACAGAACATGCTGGTGGACATCCAGCGCGTGTATCCGAATGGCACGGAGTTTGACGGATACCGCAACGTGTCCACGCAACAAGTCATTAAAGACGTGGCACGGCTGCATTTTAAGCATGACTTCCGCTACCTGCACGTGTACGTATCACACAGCTCGGAGTATTCGCAGACGGAGTGCATCATGACGATCGAACCGCTGGGTTTTGGCGAGCCGTTGGCGGAATTACGCACCAACAATGTCGATCAGACGGACTATGCCAACGCCGAGAGTGTCATTGTCGTGGATTTAGGCGTACCGGATGGATCACGCCGGAGCTTATGGCTGCGATTCCGCAGTTCGAGCGGAAACTTTGTGAAATGTGCGTGCATCGGGGCATGGGGCAATGGATAAGAAGGAGGCGTGACGATGCTATTATTTTGCAATACGGATAAAGAAGGCAACATCCAAGGGTCGCTCAAAGGCGAATTCGTGGTGCCCGACCGGCAGTACGACCACTTTTTTTACATGCAGGAGGATATTGCAGACGTGAGCCAATACCGCGTAGCGACAGACGGCAATGGCACGGTCCAGCTGGTGCCAAAAGAACCGTCGGCAGAGGAAGAAACGGGTTCAACAGAAGAAACGAACGATACGCCAATGCTGGTCGAAGGCGAACCAAAGGAGGCGGAATAGATGACGAGGTTTCCATTATTACGTTTAAAAGAGCCTAAGATTATGATTCGAGAAGCGCGCATTATTGATAATGAAAACTTTAAGCAAATCAATGCGTGGCAGGGCGGATTGCAGGAAGTGGAGTTACTCACGGAAACATCCAAAAAGCAAAGTGATCTGGCGGCATCGACGGCTGAGGAAGCCAAACAAAAAGCAGATAATTTGCGGACGGAAATGAACGGAATTGTAAAACGGGAAACGGACTCTGACGCCATGAGCCGGCAAGCAGCTGTCAATGCTTCCGGGGAAGATAAAGAAGACTTGAAAGTGCGTTTGGATGACGACTACTATTATCTTAACTCTAAAACCGATCATACCCAAAGGCACATGGGGCATTATGAATCCTTTTCCTTTGAAGTGAATGATTTAGAGTCGGATTATTTCAGAATTCCAGCGGCTGTAAGAACCAACGATGGCACTATGATTAATTTTGTACAAGCTCAATACAGTGGTTCGAGTGATTATACCCATCAAGACGTAGCTTTTTCTAAAAGCATGGATAACGGAAAGACATGGGAAGATAAAAAAATAGTTATTCAATCTACGAATACGGATTCTCGCTTGCTCAATCCAACGGTTTTTTATGATGAAGACGAAAACAAAATCCTCTTGATTGCCACGGAAATTTTTAACACGGATCATAGCGTGGTATGGTGGAAAAACACAGACGATATGTGGGATACGTATTTATGCGAATCATATGACAACGGCAATAACTGGTCAAAGCGGAGTATCAAAGATACCTTAATTGCCAGCAGGCAAGAACATTGGACGGTGTGTATGCCGGGGTTAGGGTCGGGCATCAAAATGGACGATGGCACGTATGCGTTCGCTATGGAGATCGGGTACGATGACGGGACAGAGGACAAGATACTCAACACTCTGATGTATTCCGCGAATGTAACGTCATGGTCTTTAAGCAACCCTACTCCTGAATTAGGAGATGAAGCAAATGTCGTTTTATTAGATTCAAATAGAATACTCCTGAACGCCAGAAACTATGGGACACGCTCCCCGAAAATGAGAAAGATTTTTTATACTGATGACATAGGGGAGACATGGAAAGAGCATGTTACGCACCAAACGATCCCGGAAAACCGGGCAACGATGGGACACACGCTGTCAATTGATATTGAGGGCGAACATTACGTCTTGTTTTCTCATATGCAAAGCGCCGATACCTCCCGTAAAGAACTAGGGATCAGTGTATTAAGTCACAGCGAAACACGGTGGTCGAAGGTGGAGGTGGTCGAGAAGGAAGAATACCGGGGATACTCCTTCTTAGTTCATAACTCCCATTTTCCAAATGAACTGTATATCGTGTATGAGAAAGACGGCGACATTATTGTGAAAAACATTAGTTATATGCTGGCTACCATCAAAGCTGTAGTGCGGGCTACCGTGCAAGAAAATGAAACAAAAACCACCATCCCGTTCCTCCATATGGGGTATAGTAATGAAACTTCTGTCGGCACAGAAGGCTATCATGTGTTGGCGTATGATACAGTAACAAATGATTCAAGTGGCGACAGCTTCACGTTAAATGCAGACGGGTCGCTCACTATCGAAAAGGCAGGGGTATACATGTTTAATGGTCTTGTTACCTTCCGAGATGTGCAAAACACGCCTTTTGTAAATCAATTAGAATTATTTACGAATGGGAGCGCCTCCCGGCGGTTGAACTTAAATGAATTTGCATCAGATAGCGGCCATACCCCTATCAACTTTGTGGGGTATTTTTCCGCCGGAACGGATGTGGAAATCAGATTAAACACCAACGAAGCTGGGACGCTTCGAGGCAGTGACCGATACAATTATCTTACCGTGGTTAAAACAGGGTAAGGAAAGTGAAACGTGTAATGCAAAGGGTTAGTCAACAACTTTAGAACTACCCCCCTCTGTAGGACAAAATTATAATCTTTAAGCGAAAAGTAGCGAACCCTCCCTTTTTCATGTACGTTAGAATTAACGCATAAGAGGGGGAGCGATATGAAACGAACAATAGTAAAGCTATTCAAGCAAAAAAGACGGGACTATCACACCAACAAAGCCAAAAAAACAGTAAAATCGTTTAAAGAACCTTTACATGTGAATTTTGACTCGTCCTTTACCTCTCACACATCAATGGGGAAGAACACGCATTACAACGGGATGTCGATTCAGGGGAAAGGTAACGTCAACATTGGCGACAATTTCCATTCTGGCAAAGAGTGCATGATGATCACCGAAATCCATAACTATGAAGGTGCGGCTCTTCCGTATGACAACACCTATATCACCAAAAATATCAATATTGAAGATAATGTTTGGCTGGGAAATAAAGTGTTGATATTAGGGGGAGTAACCATTGGAGAAGGAGCGATTATCCAAGCGGGAGCTGTGGTCGTTTCGGATATTCCGAAGTTTGCTATCGCCGGAGGGAACCCGGCGAAGGTTTTTAAATACAGGAATGTAGAGCATTATGAGAGATTAAAAACTAACGAAAAATTTGTATAACGAGAAGGCGTCTCTGCGGAGGCGTCTTTTTTAATGCCCGAAAGGAGGCGAGCACATCGATGTGCAACGACTAGGGGGTGGGGGCGATGGATAACGACAAAAGCAACTGGCCGCCGGAGTTTCGCCAATGGCGCACGGAGGAGCAAGTCCGCAAGCACGGCAAGCGAATCGACGACATGGAGCAGCAGATCAACGACGCGGACACGGGCATCCTCGTCCGGCTGAAACGCGCGGAGCGGGAAATCAAGCGCTGGATGGATCGCGAGAACTGGTGGAAGGGTATACTGAACAAAGTCATCGGCACGGTGCTTGTCACCACGGTCATGGCGGTACTAGGGCGTCTGGGAACTTACCTCTGGACGCTTTTTTAATGGAGGGAGGAAGAGGCATGTGAGAAACGTACCCATTTTTGAAACGTTCATTCTGGTGCTCATGGGACTGGAAGCGGTGACGCTCGTGTCATTCGATGTTTTCACGCCACGCTCGGAGTTTTATCAACTCATGGCCGGCATCATGCCACAGGGCGCATGGGGGCTGATGTGCTTTCTGGCGGTCTTCTGCCAGAGCATCGGCCTGCTGTTGAACATTCGCATCTTTCGCTACATCGGACTCGGCATCAGCGGAACCTTTTTTGTGTGCCTGTTTGTCATCAACACGTTTGAGTTTCCGAACCTAATGACCGGCATTTCAGCGGCGCTTGCCGTCTTCTGCTTTGTGTCCTGGTCATTTGTTCGAAACACCGACACGGTGCAGTCCAGCACGGACGATATTATGAAGGAGGAACATTAATATGGCGCATTTTGAATCACTGGCAGAGATTAAGGACATCCGAGGCAAAACAGCCAAGAAAGGCTATTACAGCCGACCGCCCTTGGGTAAAAAGCGGAGCATTGCGATTCACCACTCCCTCACGACAAGCGGATCGAGCGCCGCCTTTGCCAATTACCACGTGAAAACACTGGGCTGGCCGCGCGTGGCGTACCACTTTGTCATTCGCAAGGACGGTACGATCGAGTGGAACCACAGCCTCGATATTAAATCCTACCACGTGGGCAACAGCAACGAAGAAGCCGTTGGGATCTGCCTCGTGGGAGACTTCCGCACGCAGCACCCGACGAAAGCCCAGCTCCGTTCGCTGAAGAAACTCGTGACGGAGCTCAAAAAAGACCTGCCGAGCTACAAAGTCACCAAAGGGCACAACGAGTATCCGGGCTATGCGTGGAAAGCCTGCCCTGAGTTCGATTACAAAGCAGCACTGAAAGCCAAAGTCAGCAAGCCGAGCGGCACGAACAACGAACCGCTGCTCCAAGCAGGCGATACGTTCAATGCGGTCAAGAAACTCCAGCAAATGCTGTTAGCCACCGGAGAAAAGCTGCCGAAGTATGGCGCAGACGGTGACTTTGGCACCGAAACGGAGCAGGCAGTCAAGTCCTTCCAGAGAGCACAGAACATCACGGTGGACGGCGTAGTCGGACCAGAAACGTGGGAGCACCTGAACAAAGCGATCAGCAAGGACAAGGACTGGAAGAACAAGCTCGCCGTCGTTGTTGCGGATGTGATGAACGTGCGTCACTCCCCGGATATGGCCGACGACGCCATTGCGGGACGCGTGAAGAAAGACGAAGCGTTCACGATCATTGATAAGGTGGTCGCCTCTAACGGTTCCACAGAGCTCTACAAACTCAAATCCAACCTCTATATTAGTGCCCATGAGGACTATACGGAATTGAAAGACGTACCGGAGCCGGAGCCGAGAGACGAGCTCGTCATCATCACCCACGAAGGCGGACTGAACGTGCGTGATCGACTTTCCTTTGACGATGACGCTGTCGTCGGGCAAGTCCAAAAAGGCGAAGCGTTCACCATTGCCGATACGCACGAGGTGGACGGCACGCCAATGTTCGAACTCAAGTCCGGGCTATTCATCACAGCGCACGAAGAATACGTCAAAGTACGCTAAAGGAGGTGAGAGCATGGAGATCAGTACCGAGTTTCTTCTATATATGTCGTTCATCGGTGGCGTGAGCACGGCGCTCATGCAGCTGCTCAAAAACGCGCTGACGCTGCCGAAGAAGTATGTGCCATTACTAACGCTTGGTCTCGGGGTGTTGCTGGCGCTCATCCCATTCCCGTTTGTAGATGTAGCACTCGCGGAGCGGATATGGGCCGGCGCTCTATCCGGCTTAGGTGGTACAGGCATATTTGAAGCGATCCGTCAGGACAAGCAGGGCAAGACGAAGGAAACGAAAGCCGTCGGCTAGGCTGGCGCACGAACGTCGTACACTTTCTTATCGAAGCCCGGGTGCCGGCAAACATCCGGGTGGGTACATAATAATCGCCTAATTATATATACCTATTTAAAAGAGATGATAAAATTATTATGATTATATTACTACATAAAAGTATGGTTTACTTTGTTTTTAAACGAGGTCTTTTTAGGGTATAGTTAAGTAGTAACGGAGGGGATGGATATGCAAACACCATTTACTGGCCAAGCCATTTATAATGTTCATGATGTTGCCAGGTATTTGCATTGGCTAAAACGCAACAAGGGCGAGGAATTATCACCAATTAAACTTCAAAAGGGTCTTTACTTCCTTTATGCTTTTTATGGTGCTATCTATGATGTAGATGCAAAAGAAATGGAATCAGAAGGTTCGAACAACCTTTCGACTTTATTTGATGCTGAATTTGAAGCTTGGCAATATGGACCGGTTATAAGAGATGTTTATTTTAGAAATAAAGATAACTCTTATGATGAACTTTCTATACGAGCTTCAGTAGAAACAATAAGACAAAATCCTGAAGCTAAAGCTTTTATTGACGAAATGTTTGAAGAAATTAATTCCGTTAGCGATTTCACGTTAGTAGATAAAAGCCATGAAGATCAAGCGTGGTACAAAGCCTTTAAAAATAATCAAGATGTTATTGATAATGATTATCTTATCCGCGAATACGTTGTAAAGGTAAAAGAGGATGAGTAA